CCACCAGCCGCAGAAGATAGCCTTCTGTGTTTTGGCAAACTTGGCAGTCTTGTACATGTCGTGATACATGTTGAAGCCCTGCGCCGTACTCTCAAACATGTACAGACGCTCAGGGTTCTTTTCTGCCAAAGATGCAATCAGGGAAGCTAGACCTTCTTCGTTTCCCCAAGAGGCTGTCTCAGTGCCGTGCAAGTAAGTGATCGCCTTACCTTGCCCCAGACGAGACTTGTTTCCAGCAATTTGATAGAAGATGCGGCTTCTGTTCTTGAGTACCATCTGGTTTCTATTGTGGGCAACCAACGGAATTTTGTATTCCTTGGGGAGACCCTCCATGTACATTCCCAGAGTAGACCGGAACATGTCCCTGTTCTCCTCAGTATCTGCAACCAAGGTTCCTTGCCAGCCTGGGTGAGTGAACTGCCAATAGAGATCAAGAGCCAGCGAGATAGTTGTAATTCCAAGTTGGCGTCCTTTCAGAATGACAAAGAAGTGAATGTCATCGTCTAACCCCTTTGCTATCTCGTTCATCACATACGTCTGCGTCCCCAGCGGCTTTGCCATCGGGATGAGGCCATCCTCTTTAGACTCAATCTTTAGCTGGGCGCAGAACTTGTAGAACTTGTCGAGATCAAACTTCATACATCCTCTAAGAGTTCTTCAGTGGCGATCTGCCGCATGTTAGCCCGTAGCCTAACATCAGAACCCTTGCCGTATGTCTTCTCTAGCTTCTTCAACTGGCCTTCCAGAAACCTACGTGCCGCTAGTTTGCCGTGAGTCCTGCGAGCAGCAAAGTAACTTGCCACCAGCATCCGAGCCTCTGCCATTTCAAGAACTATGCGGTCAGACACGATCAGTCCTCGTTGGGCAAGCCCATGTATTCCAAGAGCGTGAAGGCAGCACTCATAACCATAGTGTTGTATTCCAGATCAGCAACATCTTCTACCTTGCTTTCCTTCATAAGACGGATGATGTCCCTCAAGGAATGCATAGTGAGCTGGTCTATAAAGTCCACCGCTAGGGTGTCTTGGTCTATCTCAAGTTGTATTTCCATCACTCAATCCTCCATACACGAACAATGTCACCCTTGGTGCGGGCCATGAACTTCATATTCAGCCGCTTGCTGGCTTTGTAGTTGGCATTCAGCACCTTGGGCCTAGCCTCTACCGGAACCGTAAAGGAATCCCCTACAGCCATCGTCTCATAGGGATACGAAAACACCACCCTTACAGGAGGCAACCGTATACCATGCTCTAGCTCTATCTTCTGCATATCCGTCCTACCTATGTTGCTATACACGAATGATAGCATAGCATAGGCAAAAAAAAGCCCCGCATCAGCAGGGCTAAGACACACTCACTCTTGAAAACAATCAGGAGGCCGGAAGAATCTCTATCGTGCCACCCTGCAAAATAATCCAATCAGTGTTAGCAGTTGTTATATTCAAAAACACCCCAGCAAGTTGCTCTACGGTTGTGTCAATTGATGTAAATGTCAATGCCGTTGCTGAGCTTGTGTTTGCCAATGGGGAACTCACCTGTGAATTTGTCAATCCCCTGTTTCTTATCATTGCAGTACATACACCAGTAACTGCAGTCGAAGATAAACCTTGTCCAAAAAATACACCGTTAGCAAAAGAAGGTGCGGCAGCCTTTGTCCCAGCACTACTATTTGAAACAAAAACAAAATCTGTCCTAATAACTCCGTTAGCACCCATGAGACCACCTGGGATAGTTACGTTGGCAACAGGATAATAAGCTGCTGAAGCTAGAGGCGAATGACTACCAGCGGTAACAGGAAGTAACCCAGCAAGCTGGCTGGCAAGGGGGATGAAGGGAATAAACGCAGTATTGCCGGTAATAACAGGGACAGTTGTGCTGATAGTGATACCAGACAACGCATACGCTTGCCCTTCAGTAGTGCTGTTCATCACGCACCAGTACAACCCCGTAGCCGCAGGCCCACCAGTGCTGCTGTTGACCCCTACGCCAACAAATCGCAGCCACAATCCTTTGCTGTACACCTGATTTAACGCAGTGTCTAAAGTAAAGTTGCCGCTAGTGTTGTTCCAAGTCGCACTAGGGGCAAGTCCTACAGGAACACCCCATTGCTGTTGCAATACATCGTCACCACTGCGCTGATACGTACCCATCGTCATAACCATAGCAATCTCCTAAAGATAGCGGGATTCTACACATCTAGGCAGAAACACAATATTTTTTTTGGGGTGGGCACGAAGTGGGGGTCACACATCACAGAGCTAGCTGCCCATCGCCAGGCCCAGCCAGATCGACCTAGGGGGAGAAAGAGGGGGGGTCACCGACCTAGACAATATAGACTAGAGGGTAGAGGGAGGCTACCTAGTCTATAGGGGAGCGGTAAGTGTGAAACACCCCGCCTATCCCTAACACCTACAGACAGCTCTACAGACTACTAGTAACACACACAATACAGACTACTGTCTTACAGACTAGTCTACACTAGTTACTACGGGTGTCTGTAGTGTTGCGTTAAAACAACGGTGACAATAGTTTGGATTGTACGTCAACGGGTAGAGGGTTATAGCGTTATGATGGTACACCTAGTCAATAGTGATTAGGCTAACAATGGAAGTTCCCAAAATGATTGCTACGATTAATGGTAAAGACACAATAAAAACGCTATTGGGCGGCATGTACCGCGTACACCGTAAGGGGGTATGGTGGGTTGGCGACTATCGCAGCCACGCTGATGCGCTAAGGGCTTTAAAGATTGCGTCAAGCTTAGGCGCGTTAGATCAACAATGCGGCATCTATGACGGAGGCGTAAACGGCAGCGAGCAGCAGCATATAGACGCTTGCACGTCAATATTTGGGGTTGTGAATTGCGTCACGGACGATGACATTGCACGCACTATTTTGCCGGGCGAGTCCTACAAACTGCAAGGCGGGATGCCGGTGCGGGCGTGATTAGCGGCTATGCATCCCTGACAGCTTAGCGATTAGCCTACGGGCTAATCGGTGCGCTGTTGCACTATATCGAAGGGAAATCCCATGCAAGGCAAAGTAAACCGTGACGAATACATTCAGTTTTTCACTAATTGGGTGTTCTACCAATTTGATCGCCCGTCTAATCGCATTCGTAACATCCTCATCATCCGTGAAGTGTCTAAGATTGTTGGCGACGATGATGAGGCCGCATACTGGGGAGGCCGCGACTGTTGGACTATGCACGACATAGCTAACAAGGCATTGTCAGAGCGCGCCATTGTCGCTGTCGAAGCATAAGGGGCATATGATGCATATCAAAAACATCATTCGCATTGCCAAACCACTACGCGCTGTCATAGGTGCACATCATAAATTGGCGCAGTCGTATTGCGAACGTGAAATTTATCAACGCTCACAAGCTGACAGCGACCTAGCTGTCCAACAGGCAAAGTACCTAATCATGCATCTGGCGAGCCGCCATGATGCCGTGCGATTTGCCTACGCTGTTGGGATGCAAGGTTACATCAATATGCGTTAATGCACTCTCTATGCGTCTATTCGGGCGCATAGGGGTTTGCATTGTCGCAAACCATAACCAACGAAGGGAAATCCCAATGTCAGATGGTAAATGCAACGGATGGACGAACTACGCCACATGGCGGATCAACCTTGAACTGTTCGACGGGTTCGACGTCCAAGAACTCGATGGCGCGGACGATGGCGAGGTGGACATCCACCACATCGCCCGACAGTTGGAGGATTTCGCGGAAGAGGTCATTTTCTCCACACACGCATATGACAAGAATGGAGGTAGCAGCCTCATGGGCGACTACGCACGAGCATTCTTGCAAGATGTCAATTACTACGAGATTTCCCAACACATGATCGAGGATTACGTCCGCGAGAACCAAATGGAGGAATGAGAACCATGCGCGAACACTACAAACCTTTACCCCAGTCTCGCCCCCTCGGGGGGGTTGCCCTAGCATGCGCCATAGGCGTTGCCCTGGCTTATGTACTTTTTACTTATCTTTGAGGTGACATTATGGTAAACCCTACTATTGCATACCATGCTAAACACGAGCTGCGCGGCTGGTCTGAGGTGTGCCGTGCCCCTGCGAATTGGACTGGGTGGCACGAATTTGACCGCAGCATGATTGATGAGCTGCTACGCGAAGGCCATACGGTGGTCACCTGCGGATGGAATATGTATCAGGTGATACCAGAGGCGCAGCATGGCTAACGGAGGCTATACCCTATATCGCAGGGGTGACCCTGCCACCTCACGCGCAGCAGCCCAAGCTATCTTGGCGCTGCTACCTACGCTGCAACAGGCCGTGTACGCCTACGCCTACGCGCAAGGCCCGAGCGGCTTCACGGACGACGACATGATGGATTATTTCGGCAGCATACGCAGCACCTACCGCACCAGGCGGTCAGAGCTTACCCGCGCTGGCCTCATTGTGGACACTGGACGCACCCGTATGCTGTCT